ACTGCAGCTGATAATTCGAAAGTATCTCCATCTGTAATTGATGCGATTGTTCCGATTGTTGCTGCTGTACCCCCGAATCTAAGAACGTTTCCTACTTCAAGGTAGTCTGTTGCATCCTTACCAATCATTGGGTCATCGATGTTAACAGTTGTTCCTGTAGAAGGATCTACGTTAACTTTTGCAATTTCACCACTTCCAATACCATATCCTTGTCTTGAAAGTTGTCTTTGCATGTCTTCTTTAGCACCAGTGTATTCTGATTCTAAAACGTTTACTAAGAATTCTTTTGATTTCTTAGAAGCCTGCAAAACTACATCTGTTAGAGAAATAGTATGAAAATTATATTTCATAGCGATGTTTGCTTGTAAGTAGGCTTGTTTTCCAGCTGTTGGAAGTGTTAATGATTCTGTTCCAGCTGCACTACCTGTATTTCTACCATAGTGAACTGTAATCATTTTACCACCACCACCAGTTGTGCTGGATCCTGCGACGCTTGCTGCGCCAGTTTCATGTGCGATGTTCTTTAGAATGTTCATGAATAGAACGTTCTTTGTGAAGATTTGTTCGTGTACGACACCGTCATATACTCTCATTGCTACACCTGCCATCCCTGTTACGGATTGTGACATATTTGTATTCTACGAAATCCGTACTAATTAAAGAACTAAGTCTCGTAGTCTGTTAATTTATATTTTCATTGGAAGCAACATCCATTGCATCCATAACAGCATTACGAATAGCCATATCGTCTGAAAGTGTGTTGGCACTACTTGGTTCTCTCTCTTGTGGAGATCCTCCTGGTGCCTCAACGTTTTGAACATTTGGTTTATTTGCGAGTCTATTCTTGATTTCCCAATCAATTATAGATTCTCTTTGCATCTCATTAAATGCCTCTCCTGGTGAGAGATGTAACTTCGAGTTATTCTCTTGCCAGTCAAGCACAGCTCTATCCTCATATTTTGGTTTGCCATCACTGCCATCCCATTCTGATTCCAACTTAGCAACTTCTTGCTTTATTGCCTCCGCTTGTGTCATTTTTTGAGTCTCCGCTTGTTTTTCTTCGTCTCTCCTATTAAGGAGTTCTTCTATTTGACTCATGGTGAGGTTTCCCTCAGCTTCTGCTTCGACTTGCTGTTCGGGGCTAAAGACTGTTTTAAGTTTGTCTATTGTCCCCTGAGATCGATCCAGTGCTTCACGAAGTTCTTTTGTCTCCGTCTTTCCTGACTCTCTCTCTTTTTTAAGCGCAGTGTTCAAATTATTAATTTGTTCTTGCAGCTTACTCGTATCCAAGTTTTCTTTTTGCACAACTTGTGCTTCCTCTTTTACTTCTGGCGAAGCCACTCCTTCTGATGGGTTAGTAGCGGTAGGCTCTACTACAGCATCAACTGCTGGTTCTACTACCTTGTCTTCAATTTGCTTTGACATACTTTTTGTAAGTTATTTAACGTTGGTTATTAACACAGTCCAAAACGCTCTGCGTATATTAATTATTTCTAACTATACTCCTATTCTTTTCTTCTCTGCCTTAACTCTTCTAGAGTACTCTTTCTGTGCCTCCTGTTTTCCTTTTCTTCCAGCGTTCTCTTTTTGCATTCTCTTTCTAACGTACTCTTCTATATTTTTTGATGATTTATTATTAGACTTTCTGGCTGAGTTATAGTTTCTAACTGTTTCTCCAGCTCCAGATAAGCTATCTTTAACCATCTTTATAAAATTCTTTGCCATATTATTTCTTGTTTTTAGCTAATGCTCTTTTATGCATAGCCTTTATTAAATCATTATGTCTAGTATTCCTTTCCTTACTATGTTGTCCATCTATTTCTTTATTAGCTGCCTTCGCGGCCTTTCTAATATTCTTGGCTGCTGTATATGTTGCTCCAGCTAAGGCTGCTCCACTGGCAACGTTCCCAAGTAGCTTCGCGCCGCCCTTTGCTGTTGCGAGCTTAGATGGTCCTGCATAACCTTTGAATGCTGGATTTTTAACATCTCTTGCTAGTCCAGCCCCCTTTTTAATTGCATTTATAAATGCTTTGCTAGTAAATCCCATATTATTGCATTTGAGGTTGTGGTTGCGCACCTTGCTGTCCACCGCCTTGGTTGTATTGCTCTTCTTGTCTTATGTGATCATCAAACATTTCTTGGTTCTGATTATATGCATCTTGGTTCTCTTGAATAAATGCCATGTGAAGTTGAGTGTGTTCTGGTGACCATAGGGCTTTAGGAGTTGGTGGAACCTCTTGTCCAGAAGCCATTTGCATGTTCTCCTGGTCTGCATAATCTGCTGTATCTTGTGGTCCGTCTCCATCTGTTCTATGGCTTTCTCTTTGTTTAACCATATCTTTCTTAAACTCTTCTTCTTTGTGTGCATCCATTCTTTCAACTATATCTGAAATATTTGAAAACTTGAATTGTTCTAATAGAGTTTGAGGATCAATTAACTGTGCTTCAGCTAATCTCATTACCCACTCTCTCTTGGCATCTTCGCTATATGCAACCTCTGGAACTATCATAACCTTAACTTCATCGTCACCAGAAATTTCTGTGACTCCTTCTATCTTCTTCCCTCCAGCAACTTTGCCTCTATATTTAATTTCTTCATCACCCTCCGTTAAGGATGTTGTTGTTAACTGATGGTCTGCAATGAGCTCTAGAATAAACTCTCCAACTTCCTGTAGAACAAGCTCTAGATTTTCTATTGGCTCTGCAACTGTACCAGCGTCTGCTGATTGTAATGCTTCAATCCCTTTACCAGATTGTAGTGATCCAGAAGCTCTTCCTAGAGAAGCCTCTCTTACTCCGCCCAACTCCTCGAGCCATCTTTCTAGGTTTCCCATGAAATTGAATGGAGTAGAAGGTAGTGGTTGTAAGTCCATTTGTTTAGGTGGAACATTACCTTTATAGTAAATCTTTTCTGCACCCTTGTCTGTAATTGTTGAAACCTCAACACCTTTTTTAATAAGATATTTACCAGCAAGCATTCTCTGAATATATGCCTCAACTTGTGAGACTGTTTTATCCAATGATTTGTTTATTGAAATAAGATCTTTAATCCATGGTTGCCCAAAGATTGCCCCTTCTGTTCTTTCTGGTGAATATGCGAAAAATGGATACCTTCTATACTTTGGTTTATATACCCTCAAGACATTGTTTCCACTAATACTAATAACTTGAACAACTGTTTTATCTCCTTCATCCCACTTCATCCAAAGCTCTTTAACGACTGCTGTTTCAAGGTCTTTATTGGCTTTACTGTCTCTGTTGTATTTTTCTAATTCTAAAATGTTTTTATATTCTGATGCTGCTTCTTTATTGTCTGAAAGCTCTTGGTCGACAACTTTGTAGTCTTTGTTGTTCTTAATAGCCTCAACTGGCTTAACAAATGTCTTAAATATATATCTAGCATTGTTAATTGTGCTGCAATATGGATCTGGGAGTATATCATATGAACTGTCAATCCAGGAATCAATTTCTTCTATACCGTTTTTCTTAACTAGACCCAATTCTAAGAACCCAACAGAATATTTGAGAGCGTTAACAATCAAGTCTGTCATATTTTGTTTTACCTTTCTTTTGCGAAAGACATTTTGAAGTATTTTGTTCTTTTTGGCTGCGTCTGAATATGCCTCGTCTGTTGCTTCATTTGGATGAACTTCCCATCTTGGTTGACTTCTTTTAACAAAATTCTTGATACCACGAAGTTGTGCCCGTATTTTATTTACAGTCCTTCTAACCTCTCCTTGGGCCACTGGTATTGTTTGAACCTTGTTCAATGTTTTGTTATATACAATCCAATGGTCGCCTCTAACAAAGCGATCATTAATGTACCAGTCCTTGTGTTGTTTAAGGTACATCTCAGATGTCGCCTTATAAAGACTATCAATAAAATTAATAACTTCCTGGTTTTTACCAGTCTTAATTTCGTTGGTTCTTAAAAAATCTAAATTAATCATTTTCTTTATATTTTTCAGTTATCACCTGTTCCAGTAAGTAATATAACTCTGCTGTTAACGGGTGGAATACCGATATTTTATTATTCTCAGTTTCTTTAACTGGGAACACCAATCTCATTCTCCCTGATTCGCCCAATCTTGTGAATACTGCTATGTTGCCTAAATGCAATGAATCATCTACGACACAAGATGCGAATCCAACCAACCCTTTGTTGGGAGTTACTTTTTTAATCTTTATCTTGGATATTTTCATATTGTTCATTTAAGCGTCTGATGAGTATTTTTTCATCTACACTATCCACATCTTGCAACTCGTCTTCTTCAACTGGCAATTCTTCCTCTCCTTGTTCTGGAATTGTTTCAGCGTATTCTTCTAACGAACTTGCTCTTAGCGATTTTGTTAATTCCCTTATTGTATCTATTTTATCTTTTTGTACCTTGTTTAATAGGTATGCAGCGAATGCAACCAAAACGATAATGTTAACTATTAATACTATTTCCATCTGGTTTCATTGCTATTGCTACGTCAGATGTAAGTAATACACCAGCCGTTGCGACTGCGTTATTTAATTCATTATTAACGCATCTAAGAGGATCTATAATACCTTTTTCAAATAAGTTTTCATACGTATTTGTTAGTGCATTATAACCAAGTTCACCTTCCTTAATTTTAGCAATAATTGCGTCTGCTGGTAATCCAGCATTCTTAAGAATTTGTCTTGCAGGCATTTCCATTGCCTTAATAACTAGGTTAAATCCAGCCGTGTACTCTTCCATGTTGCCAGTAGGTGCAAGCATTTTTCCAGCGGCCCTGAGCATTGCTACTCCTCCACCTTCAACAATGCCGTCTTCTACTGCAGACTTAGTTGAGTTTAGTGCGTCTTCTATTCTATATTTAATTTCTGTTTGTTCTGTTTCAGATGAACCACCAACTCTAATGTTAGCAATTGATCCTGTAAGTTTTCCAAGGCGCTTCTTGAGCTGTGTAACCTTGAATGCATCTGTATGCTCGTCCATTAGCGCGTTAACCTCATCTATTCTTTCACTAACATCTCCTGGAGTCCCAGTTAAAATTGTGGAGTCTCTTGAAACTATAATGTTATCTGTAGTCCCGAAATCTTCTACTGAACCATCGTTTAACATTTTAGATTCTTCATCTCCCAATACTGTAGCACCAGTTGCTACTGCTAGGTCATAGAATAAATCTCTTTGGTAATCACCGAACGAAGGCATTGAAATTGGCACACAAGTAAACTTACCTAGTAGGTGGTTCTGTGCTAAAAATGCTAATGCTGGTCCTTCTATTGCCCCTGCTATTAAAACAAGGTTTTTCTCTCCTGCTTTTAAACTTGTCTCAAGGATCTTTATTAGCTCGCTCTGCATACTGATTTTATCTGTAGTTAGAATAATTTTTGGATTCTCCATTTCTACTGATAATCTCTT